AGCCGCCCGCGAGGGCGAGCGGCTTGAGGCGAGGGTTTAGGCGGCAGCCGCGTCCTTGAGAGCCTTGGCCGGCGAGAACTTCGGGGCACGCCTTGCGGCGATCTGGATGGTCTCTCCGGTCTTCGGGTTGCGGCCGGTCTTGGCGGCGCGCTGGGCGCTGCCGAACTTGCCCAGGTCTGTGATGGCCACCTCATTGCCGGCGCGCACCGTGTCCAGGATCGTGGTGGTCAGTGCGTTCAGCACAGACTCGGCCTGCTTGTTGGAGACATCCGCGTGGGCGGCCAGGTGCTTGATGAGTTCTTGCTTGTTCACGGTCTTTCCTTTCGTTACGACTGGTTGGAGGTAGGAACTTCAGATTGCGACGGGTCGGCCGCCCCTGGTGCTGCATCGACGCGCTGGAGCGGCGCGGCGGCTTGCTCTGCTTGCCGCACCATTGCGTCAAAAAGAGCCTGCGCGGCCGATCCGGTTGCCCGGATCGTGGTGCCGTTGCGGCTACGTTTCACGGTGACAGTGCCCGTTGAGGTCTTGGCCATGTCACACACCTGCGACATCGAGGCTGATCGGCTGATACTGGTCGGTGTCGCCGATCCGCTCATAGATGCGGATATAGGGCTTGCTGCCGGCGACCTGGACGCTGTCAGCGATCGCTTGCATGGCGCGCAGCCACTTCTCGTCGCTAATGTTCAGTCGCTTCAGGCCGAGGACGCGGGCGGTATTGATCTTTCCTTCCTTGTTCACCTGGAAGGCGTCGTTGATCAGCGCCTTGATCTCGTCGCGGCTACCCTCGGTCCAGGTCTGGATGCACTCGTCGATCAGCTGCTTGGCCGCCTGCAGGCGTTCGTCGAACACCAGGTGCTCCTGAATCTGCCGGACGATCTTGAAGCGGCCGTCGAACGACAACAGCGTGACGTTGCCCTTCACGCCACCGAGCTTTACCCCGTACTGCTCGCCCGACATCTCGACGAAAGCGCCAATGTCGCCGAACGCCTTGGTCTTGAAGTCGGCCAAGATGGCCGAGGCCGCCTTCGCCTTGCCGACCAGCTCGCGCACCAGGTCGTCGCGTGCCTTGTCGATCGGCTTGACCATGTTCTCGGGCCTTAAACGCCCCTCGCCGTCTCGCCAGTAACCGGCGGGTATCGTGTTGTCCATGTCCTACTCCTTGAATGATTGAGTGATGCTCTTTGCTTGGCCCAGCTTCTTCATAATTTCCTGAATCCGGGCCACGTTCTTCTTGCGCTCCTCCTTGCTGATCGGTGGAGGCGGTAGGGCCGGCGGCGGGTCGCGGTTCCCGAGGTTGTCCAGGAACACCTTCGGCGGTGGCCAGCGGTCGCAGATGCGGTACAGCGTGCGGAAAGCCCGCCGGATGCGTTCGGCGTCTGCCTGCTCGTTCCAGGTCACGGCCTGGCATTCGATCGCGGCCAGCCAGACATCCAGCGTCAGCGTCACGCTGTCGTCAGCAGGCGCACCAGCCAGGCGTAGGGCGATCAACCCTTGCAGGCCGCGTGCAATCTCGCGTTCGAGCCACTTCTCAACCACGGGCGCGATCCTCCAGGGCGGCGATCGCCGACAAGGTCTTCGACTGGCTCTTGGTCAGCGCCTGGCGCGGATCGCCGGTGGCCACCATCTGGCCGGCTTGCGGCCGCCAGTTGCTGATCACCTCGTACAACCAGCCGTGGCTCTTGAGCGGAAGAGTCAGCCGGCCGGCATCGCGGGCGGCGAGCGCCTGTTCGATCGCCCACACCCAAGCCTCCAAGGGCGCGTCATGCACTTGGCCGTTGCGGCTGATCCGCTGTGCTTGCAGGTCGGGCAGCAGATCACCGACCAGGCGTGCCACTCGATCCATCGTCAGCTCGCGCGACTCCGGGCGGAACAGCGCCAAGTAGCGGACCAAGGCAGACCCGAGCGCGCCGGAGAGCTTGAAGGCCGCCGTCAGCGCCTCGCGGGCGCCGTCGTGGGCGATCAGAGCGTCGAGCGACAACGTCGCGCCGCAGCTCGGGCAGCGGGTGCGCATCAGTGAATCCCTCCCTGCGGCTGCTGAACCACCTTGACGTGCTTGGCGACGAGGTTGTCCAGCAGGCTCTTGACGTCGTCGTGCTTGCCTTGCATGTGGGCGAACACCACGCGAGCCAGACTTTCGCTGACGCCCTGCAGCACGTATCGCGTCTCGTGCAGCTGGTCGGTCAGCTGCAGCACGTTGTCGTTAGCTCGGTGCAGTTCCTGGCGCAGCTCCGCGACGTTGTCGAAGGCTTCCGGGTTGGCCAGGGTCGGACACATGGTGATGGTCGGTTGGCTCATGCTTCCTCCCACGTCACGGTCACGCCCTGGAACTCGGTGAAGCCGCGCTTCTTGCCGGCCTCGGTGCGCCACTGGCGGCCGCGCGAGCGGTCCAGAAGCGGGCCGATGGATGCTTGGCGGTCCCGGTCGATCAGCACCTCGGGCTTGCCGCCGCGCACCGGGAACAGCGTCTGTGCAACCACGCGGTAGCCCATGTCGCGCAGGGAGCGCACGGCCGCGTTCATGGCGCCCAGGCGATCCACCAGGCCGGCGTTAAGCACGCGGCTGGCGCTCTCCTGGGCGACCACGGCGGGCGGCTGGACGATCTTCAGCACGGCGCCCATGTCACACCCCCTTCACTACGTCAGCGGTCACGGTCGGCACACCGATCGAAGCGGCCAGGTTCATGCACGCGGTCAGCAGGTTGCCCACGGCCAGCGGATACAGCAGAGAGACCGTTTCCGGGCGATCGCGCCGGGTGCTGGTCAGGGTGAGCCTGGCGCGCAGGGCGTCGATGCCGCTGGCGTCGATCACTTCGCCGATCGGCTTGCCCAGGCGGTCGAACTTGAACTTCAGGTACTCGTCCAGACGCCCGCCGTCGAGCGGGGCCAGCTCCACCATCTCGCAGCGCTGCACCACCTCGCGCACGTCCTGGTTGCGCTCGGACAGCTTGACCTTCAGTTCCGGCTGGCCGATCAGGATGATCGACAGCAGCTTCTTGAAGCCCAGCTCCAGCTCGAAGAAGCGCTTCAGGTGCTTGATGGTCGGGATCGGCAGCGAGTGCGCCTCGTCGATCACCAGGCAGTGGCGGTAGCCGGCGGCATGGCTTTCCTTGAGGGCCTTGTGCAACTGCGCGAAGCGCGCCTCGGGGCTCGACTTCGGCTTCTCCAGCGGAGCGACGGCCGCCATGATCGCTTCGGCGATGTGCGTCGCCTTCAGGGTCTTGCCGCGCTGGTCGTTGTCCTCCATTCCCAGGACGTAGGGCTTGATCAGCAGGATGGGCTGGTTCTCGCGGACGATGCGGTCTTCCAGATCGCGCATCAGCGTGGTCTTGCCGGCGCCGCTCTCGGCCACCACGGCGAGCAGGCCGCCATGCTTGGCGGTCTGGAACATCCCCTCGCGCACGTAGCGGATGTCCGGGCTGACGTACATGTCATCAACGGACTGAATGTCATCCGCGAACGGATCGCGGAAAAGGCCGAAGTGCTTGCGGGTGGCTGGATAAAGGGATTGTTTGCGCAGTAACATGGATTCCTCCTGGTTGGACTCGGTAGCGGGTTTCGACTTGGGGACCGAGCGGGCAGCCGTATCCGCCAAGACAGCGCGCGGCTCGCTCACCTTTGCTTCAAGAACACTGGCCAGATCGGCCGGATCGGCGCCGATCTCGGCGAGGAAGGCGCTGATGCGCTCACGCACATCGGCCTGATCCACCTCCTCGAAGACGCTGGTCAGGTCGTCCGGCGCAACGCCAGCGGCGGCCAGGAACACGCGGATGCGCTCCTGCAGGTCGGCCGCGTCCAGGCTCTTGGGCCATTCACCGTGATTGACGATTTGCGCCACGGTCGCCTGCGAGACGTTCAGCGCCTTGGCCAGATCGGCCTGCTTGCAGCCTGCCTTCAGCAGCACGTTTTTCAGCTTCAACATCATTCACCTCCTGCCGCACGCAGCAGCTGCAGCGGCTTCTGATGGCCCGCGCGCGGGCCGGAAAGCTCGGCGACGATCGTGTCGAGCTGGTCTTGGGGGACGCCGGCCGGGTAGCGCTGCGCCATCCAGCCGTAGTACTCCGGCTTCCACTGGCCGCCAGCGGCTTCCACCCTCGGCTTGATCTGCTTGGCGGCTTCCACCGGTGAAAGAGGCGGCAACTCCAGCTTCGGCGCCACCAGATCGTGGGCGGTGCCTCGGCGCGGCAGGTAGGTCGGCAGTTCGATGTCCTGCAGGTAGGAATGGGCCTTGAGTTCGCCCTCGAACGGCGTGACGCGCTTGGCGCGTGCGGCCTTGATCTCGTCGGCCGACAAGCCGGGATACGCTTGCTCGTCCATCTTTGACGCCGCCTGCTCGATCGCGGTATGCGGCATCGCCTTGTATTCCTCGCCGACGGTGGCGGCGGACAGCGCCTGGCCGTATTCGTCAAAACCGCGCTCCGGCTCGACCTGGTAGATACGGTCCTCGCCGTTGTAGGTCGGCACGGTGACCTGGATCGCGCAATCGCCGAACACCATCGCGCACACGCCGACCTCGTCGCCGCTGCACACACCGTCCAGGCCGCGCAGGCTGTAGGTGGCAGATCGTTCGGCCTGCGGGTGCTTGAAGCCGATCGTCAGATCGGGGCGGACCTTGCGCGTTTCCTCCTTGGCCGTCATGAAGGCGCGGCAGACCTCCACCGGGGGCAGCAGCAGGAGTTGCTCAGCGCGAATCCGTTGCCACAAGTCGAAGCGTGCCACCGGCTCGGCGAGCCCCTGGCGGCGCAAGCGCGTGTCCTGGCCGGGGATCAGGTTGGCGTTCCAGGCGTTACTCCAGGCGCTCGCCGCCGCATTCAACTGCTCAATGCTCTCGACCGGCTCGAAGCGCAGGCGCGACTCGAACTGCGTCTCGACGATGTTGTTGGCGCCCTCCACGCCGCCCTTGGCGCGGGCGTTGCCGGCCTCGTGCTCCAGGGTCTTCACACCCAGCGCGCGGCACAGCGTCTTGATCGCCGCGCTGGTGTTGGCGCTGCCCTTGTCCCACAGCAGGAAGCGGCACAAGCCGTGGAACAGCCGGCCGGGCTGCTGCCCCCAGGCGAACATCAGAAAGTTGAACAGGTTGTGCTGGTTCTCGCCGGCCGACTCGCAGTACCACGGCACAACCACGCCGCTGGCCCGGTCGTACAGCACGTAACGCCAGACCTTGAACTTAACCTTGGCGTAGTTCTCCAGCTTGTTCTTGTAGAAGTCGCGGTCGCGCATGATGTGCTGGCGCCCCTTGAGGTAGTACACCAGGCACAGCGACGGGTCGATCTCGTGCGTATGGTTCGGGTGCGGGGCGCGCAGGGCCTGCACCGGCTTGGCCTCGCGCTGCGCGTCGACGTTGAGCTTGCGGTCGCGGATCAGCCGGTTGAGCCGGTCGTTGCTCACCTTCAGCTCGACGCCGTTCTGCTCAAGCATGCCGCGCGCCGTAGTGGTGAACAGCGTTTGCTTGCCGTTGTCACGCACCGCCTCACGCTGCACGGCACCCAGCTTCACCAGCGCCTCCTCGCTCACCGAGGTGCTGCCCTTGTCCGAGCGCGCCTTGCGACCGGAGCACCAGCCCACGGCCTGCTTTAACTGCCGATACACCGTTTGCGGCGACCACCCGAGAAACTGGGCGGTTTGCGCCACCAGGGCGGACTGCTCGCCATGCTTGGCGGCATCCAGCCTCAACGCCAGCTCGCGCAGCGTGTCACGGATTTCCGGGGTGATCGCCATATCGTCCACCTCACCCCTCGGCCGTCAGCACGTGCTGCCGCGCGTCGTCGATGTCGGCGCCAAAGCGCAGCCGAAGCTCGCGCTGCATCTCGGCCGCCATGTCGGTGCCGGCCGCCACCACGCGCAGCGCCTCGACGCCCATCAGGCGGAACAGGAAGTGATTGCCGCTGCCGTCCTCGCGAAAGCTCCCGGGCACACGCTCCTCGATGACGAACCGACAGCGCAGGCCCTCCTTCACCGC